TCCCCCATCGAAGATGTGCTTTACCCCGTATTGATGACAAACGTTAATAAGTTGCCCGATTATGTCTTTAACTAATTCACCATTATCCTTTGTCAAATGTAGGTCTGTAACAAAAACTCCTATCGCTTTTTTCATATCAATTATTTTTTCTCAAAATCTTCTTCTATTTTAGCTTTTAACACCAAAAGTTCTTTGTTTCTTGCTTTCCTTATTTGAGCGTGCAGTACTGGAATCATTTTGTTGTTTGTGTCATAAAGCGCAAACAATTCGCGAACCGAAGTCCACTTCATTTTATCCCCTAAATAGGTAATCTTCTTGGCTCCTTCTTTTTTCAATATACCGTTGTCCAATGCAAACTCAATGTCTTCTTCTGAAAGAATTATACCATAACCGAGCAATATTCTTATGGCAGTTTCTTGTCTGCTCCCAAAATCATTTTTGACTACTTTTACATAAGTAACTTGAGCAACTTCGGTATCGTCAATTTTCTCATGCTTCCCAATTGTCGTTGATAAACGTAACGTTGATAAGAGTTCAACCCACTCGCCGCCCGTACTTTTTTTCTTAGAATGCTGACCGAACCCCGCTATGGTGTCGTATTGGTGGTTCAACATAACAAAGTGAATTGTCCTAGTGTACATTTCACCCATCAAAAATTTAGCAAACATTTTCGCTGGTTTAGCAAACGCCCCTATCTTTTCGTGCTTCATTTCAGTTATATCGTCGCCCTTAATAAATTTCTTTGATAAAGTGTCGGTATTTTCTTCCATAGTGTCTAGTTCGGATTTACTCAATGTGGCTCCTAAACTGTCCCACAGAAAGTAAAACTTCGGCTCTCCCATTTTATATTCTTTGAATAACGTATCAACATCATCCAATAATTTCTTAACCATCATGAACATCTTTTCCACGTACCGTATCTTCATAACGATAATCTTGCTCGGGTTAATTCCAAGCTGAACTGCGTATTCTTTGCTGTCTCGGTTTTCGCTTGATAATATAACGGCAACCCCAAGCTCAGGATTTTCTTTTAAAAAATGTTTCATACCTGTCAAGCCAAGCGTGGTCTTTCCGGAACGACTCGGTCCGGCAATTTCGATTATGCCTGTGGGGAATCCCATTATCCTTAGATTATAGTCCAGCTCTGAACTACCCGTGTGAGCCCAACTCTTCATCTCCTTAAAACCGTCTTTATCGGACAGCTTAATAACGTCTTCGTTATTGAATCTTTTGATTATATCGTCTGTTATATTAGCCATATATTTTTTATAAAAAAGGGTTGCTATTGCTAACAACCCTCAATTTTTAGAATGTTACGAATTATTTGCTTTTTGCTAATTTGTCTTGAATATCTTTCAAAGACATTTTTGCTTTTGGCTTAACTTCTTCTGGTTCTTCAACCTCAGGTTCTGGTTCAACAACTCCCCCCACGGCTTCCCGTATCAAGACACGAATTTCATCGTCTTCAAAGGATTTTTTTACCCGAACGTCCAAATCGTTTTCGGCAATAAATTCTTTCAATTGTTCTCTGTCCATATCATCGAACTGGTCGCCCGTTTCAGGTGCATTTTCAGCGGCTGTTGTGATTGCCATAGCTTCACGAATCAAGTCACGGATTTCGTCGTCTTCGTATGATTTCTTGACACGAACATCAAGTTCGTTTTCAGCAATATATTCCTTCAGTTCTTCCCTATCCATGTCATCAAATTCGTCGCCTGCTTTTTTCTTAACAGATTTTTTTACAGGAGCTTCTTCTTCTTCGTCGTCAACCGCTTTCTTTTTAGCAGTTGGTTTTGAAGTTTCCTTTTCAACCGTTTTCTTTACTGCTTTTTTAGCAGGTTTTGCGTCTTCTTCTGAATCGTCAACGGCATCGTATTGAGCGCGAATTTCTTCAAGCTTTTCAATCCAAGCTTCGTTTTCGAACAACCCAATTTCGTTTGTTTCGTCGAAGTTTTGAAGACCTTCAACCGCGCGGTCAAACTCACGCATATTGTACTTACCGATTACCTCGTTCAGTGGTTTCAAAGACATAAAAGCTTCAAGCACTTCGTCAGAAAGAGGATAGGCAATATTCTTTTTAGGGAATGATGTTTCGTAATACTGTTCGCCCTTTTTGCGGTTAGGGTTTTTCATATACTTCACCAAGATTGGTAGACCTTCGTCTGGGTCGGTGAATGGGTCAATTTCGATGGCGTCATCGTCTTCTTCAGAAAAGGCAAGTTTGTTCATGGCGTCACGAACCATTTTCTTAAATTCCCACAACATAGGGTGCAGTTCTTCATCGGATACAACTTTAGAGGCATAAGCCATCCAACTGTAAGAAGGTTTCAAAGAATCTTTATCTCCAGTCAACGCTTCCAATTTGTCGCTGTCTTTAGCGCAAAATTTAGTAGCCATTTTGGAATACTCTTCAACAACATCCATTTTAGTACCGCCGTGAACTCTTGAGTCGTTAACCGTACCGCGTCCCATGTCTCCGTCTTTTTTGGCGAAGCTTAACCAATAACATTTTTTAGCAACATAAAAATCTTCCATTCCAGGATGTGGCGGGAACATTCTTATCTTAGTTGTTTTACCGTCTTCAAGAGTCAAGTACTCATTATTGCTTGCGCCAATAAGAGTGTTATCATCTTCGACATGTTTTTTCAACTGTTTAATCGGTGTAGCTTTAAATTGGCTACGAAAACTTTTTTCTGTCATTTTACTTAAATTAATCGATTAATTTTCTTGTTTTTTTGATTACTATATTATTAACTTTGCCCTGAATCATATCATCAGTAATGTCCCCCGTTTGCATGCTCATCGACAATTTATCGAGCTTGCCTGATTTGTCCTTAGAACTCCAAAATACGCTCTGAATGTAGTCTCGATTTTTTTGAGTTTCAATAAAAGATTTCTTCATCGCTTGAAACCCCTTATCTAACATGATTGCCGAATTGAGCTCGTCAACCGTTGCCGCCTTGCCTCCTTTTTGATTAGTTATCTCAATTCTGAGACGTTCCTTCACTTTAGCCTCAAATATGTCCACATTCAATTTCTTTTCAGAAACTTGCGCTTCCATGTCGGCTAACATTTTCCCAAATCTGTTAACGATAACGGGGAATGTTATTATTTCGCCAATCAAGTTTGAGTAGTCAATTTTCAACAAAGAGTCAATATCAACTTCTTCATCAAACTCATCAAAAATCATTTTGTAGGTAGACTCGCCTACCGTTATCGACTTAACCATTTTGGTCAGATTTTAGAATATGTAAACCGATTACTGCGTAACCTACAATATCTTTCAGAGTATCTTCCAAACTTTCAAAATTTGGTTGCACACCTTTCATTTGTTTTTCAACTAAACTCCTGTACCTTCTGGCTTTGTCCCAGATGTGTACCATGTTCCCGTTTGTTCCTAAATCAAAAGACGCCCCGCCGTAATCTAAATTCTTTTTTACAAGTATTTCTGTAACCGCGGAAAGTATTTCTTCAATAGTTTCCTTTGTCATTTTCCCTTGTTCTTCTTTGCTCATTTCTTATAACTTTTATGTTTAAAATTCCATTATTTTTTCAAAGTTTAACGCACTTGCCGGAAACTTTTCCAACAACACTTCAACCAATTCAGCTTTAGCTTCAAATTGGCGTCCGTCAATGTAGTCTATCCTATTTTTGAAGTCTTGATTACCCAACGCTATTTCCCTAATTACATAAAATTCAACAGCTAACCAATCGCACCATTTAACAAACTTTTTCACAGCATATACCGGATTTTGTATGTAATCTTTCAACATTTTAGAAGCCGAAGTTATTTCCGGAAATTCTGATATATCGCCAGTGTGTTTTTGCTCAGTAAAATGTTTATCTGCTAAATGCCCTGATAACCTATCCAATTCAGACCTCAATGCATTGCCATTGAAATCGTTATACTTAGTTTCGTGGGATATATCTCGGCGCAATAAACATTCATCCCAATCATGTAAAGCGGATTGTCGAATAACATCCAATTTGTACTTTAATACTTCAACATTGTCGGAATTTCCGAATATGTCTTCTAACGCTATTGTAGCGAACACTAAAACTTTGTAAGAATGCTGAGTTACGCTCTCGTGCTTGATTACGTCAACTTCTTGCCATTGGATTATATTATCCAATCTCTTTAAATAATCTCCTTCAAAAATTTTCTTTAGCATGATTTATGATATTATATATATTTTTGTTTTATCCCAAGAAAATAACCCCTTTTGACCACGGTAAGTATCCATCTTAACCCTTCCGTTAACTACTATAACCTTGCCGTTCAGATCGGTGACTTCTTCTGTCATGTCAGCCCATGTATCTGGCCATACGGTGACTCCTATCATAGCGTTGTTGCTTTCTAGATTTATTGAAAGCATATTACCATTCTTAGTTTTACGTTCGTTAACCGCTATAACCTTGCCTGCTACGGCAACTTCGCTGCCCTCCTTCGCTTTATTGAATTCATCTCCCGCTACGTACAACCCCGCTATCCTTTTGCTCGGTATGGAGTCTTTAATCATTGTTTCGTAATCCACATCACCGAACCCCGTAAGACGTTTCTGTTCGAACACCCAAAATGTATTTTTATCAGCTTCGGGGGAATTATAAATATCAGGCAGCGGCACTCTTTTGAGATTGAAATACCACACTAACAATATTTTTCTTTGTAATGGTGCTTTGAAATCTTCAATCAAGTCAAATGCTCCTGCAAGTATCAAATTTGTTATAACCCCCTTGTTCACCTTGCTAGGAACTCTGCTGACGAACTCTTCCAAATCAAAGAATTTGCCGCCTTTGGCGCGTGTCTCCATTATATTAGATACGGCTACATCGCCAACGCCTTTTATTTTTGTAAGGCTGAAGAATATACGCCTATTTTTATGGTCGCACGTAAAGTTTTGATCTGAAAAGTTTACATCAGGCGGACGCACTTCAATTTCTTCACCAATCTTTTTTATCTCCGCTAATCTGAAAGGTATGTCTACCTCGCTTGCGTGTTGCAAAGAAGTAGTCCAAAACTCCAACGAATAATTTACCTTGAACCATTGGCTCCAATATGACATTATTGAGTATGCGGCTGCGTGGGAGCGATTAAATCCATATCCAGAGAACTTGTCAAGTTTGTCCCAAATCTCATTTGCTTCTTTTTCTGAACAACCTCTAGAAACAGCACCACTTATGAATTTTTCAGACATAGCCGCCATAGCTTTTTTGTCTTTTTTCTTCATAACGGTTCTTAATACGTCAGCTTCTACCAATGACAGCCCACCAAGAACGTGAACCGCTTTCATAATTTGTTCCTGATATATGTACAACCCCGAAGTGCTTTCGGTCACTTCTTGTAACCCAAAATCATAATGAGGTTTCTTCTTCCCGTTCTTTATATCGGAGTAATCTTGGTGAGCATTACTTTCCATAGGACCAGGACGGAATACGGCTGTCATGGCTATTAAATGTTCTAGATTGTCAGGTTTCACGCTCCGGCAATAACTCATCAACCCCGTTGTACCGAACTGAAATACGTCCTCATTCCAACCGCGCTTGAACATTTTGAATACATTTTCGTCGTCAAAAGGTATTTCGTTTGTGTCAATGTCAACCCCGTAATTTGCCTTGATTAACTTTATTATCTTTTGGAACTTATCAAGCTGAGTGAGTCCCAAAATGTCTTCTTTTAAGAATCCTGACTTGTCCATGTATTTACCTTCCCATTCTGAAACCAACAAACCGTCAATTTTCTTAACAGGCAACCATTCAAATAAATCTATGTCTTTGCCCTCCAAATTTTGCTTAGGTACAATTACGACCGCCGAAGGGTGAACTGACGCAGCTCGGCACTGAAACACCGCAAATTTGATAGTATGAACCAACTCCGGATATGTTTGTATGAACTTGAATAACCGTTTTGATTTTGTGGCATATTCTATAAGGTCTCCCCAAGACTCTTGTTGCCAATCGTCAATGTCTT